GATACAAATTACGTAATGCTGTAGCCGCTTCCCCTCCCTGAACACCGCCTTGTGTAGCCAGTGCTAAGGCAATATTCATGTTTTTGAAAGAGGACTTGCCACCAATGTTTGCGGCAACAGCGGCTACTTGGGTGATACGCTTAGAATATTGTTCCCATGAAATACTGCCTAAGTCAACAGTCTTAATCATTTCCGCCATGGTTTGAACTGAATCCTGAATCGGAACCTTAAACGCCTTTAGATTCGTTATCAAGCCAGCCGCAACGGTTTCGAGAGGAGCATCGCCCGGCTGGACTTTCTGGGCCATTGCAACAGCCTTCTGCACTTCACGGATAGCACGCGGAGTGAGAATCTGTGCCTGTGCCGCCATGTACCCAACCCTAGAAAGTTCACTGGGACGTGTACGGGTATCCTTGGAAAGTTGTATTTGTGCTTTATTTAGTGTTTCAAGCTGCTTTTGCGTCATACCCGCAACATGCTTGATCTTCTGCATGTTTGATTCATAGGTAATGCCTAGCTTTGCAATACTCCTTGCCGCCATAACAGCGGGAATAGTAATGGCGAGGTTTAAGGCTCCGCTGATACCTACGAGCGACTGTGCATCCGTCCGCATCTTGGTTGCAGCAGCACGAAACTGCATAGATGCACCAGCTACGGCCCGATTGAACTGGGCCGTATCCGCCATCATTACAGTACGAACTACACCAAGATAACTAACCATCAGAATCTCCCTTTAGACAGTTAGCACACACATAGTCGGGAATTTGCTTCTCATGATATACAATAGCACCACATTTACTACAGGCGACCTCTTCCATTGTGATAGCGGTAGCAAAGATGGTGGTAAATGGGGTCTTGATACGGTTGATATTCAGAATATTATCTGAATCGATGAACCGTATATTTCCAATTACAGCAGCCATCTCACTTACCCCCGAACATCGCCTGCAAAACTAAGTAATTCCACTTGTTTACGTTGACACCTTCCGATGGTCTTATTTTATCCTTTTTCTTATCAAACTGCAATAGGAAATCATTAATCTTGTGCTTTTTCTTGCCATCACCCCATAGACTAGCCATAAGCCAGTTTGTCTGGGCGTTGCGCCAATCCTCGCGGTCATCCCCCCACGGAGTGCCCGCGCTATAGGCAACCCACATGTACAGCTCATCTAAAGACAGCGAGGCGTCCAGTTCTTCCACCGTCCGCCCCAACTGCATAGCTAACTTGAATTTGAACTTGAGTAGTGGATTACTTGCGAAACGTGGCCTCGGCTTCAGCCAGCTCCTTGCTTGTAAAGGAGAATGAACTCCAGAACTTGTCAAAGAACTCGCGCACGAAGTCAAGGGTTAGAGCACTCTTGAACTCCGCAATATCTTCAGGCTTGGTGAAGATAAGCTCACCGTTTTCATCAGTGATAAGTGAAGCAAGGATGTCCATCATCTGGGTCATAGCAGCAGTATCTTCACCCTCAATACCCTGCAAGGTATCAATTTTTTGGCGAAGCTCATCATGCTCACTAATCTTCAGTTGCTTGACAAACAGCGTACCCTGTGACATTTCCAGAGTTTTAGGACGCTTCAAGTATGTCTTGAACGCAGCAGCATTGTTCAGTTTCATGTATCCCTCGTGTGTGTGTGTGTGGTTTGAAAATTAAGCCCAGCTAGGCCCGGTTTCAGTGATTACGCGGCTGGCACCAGTACCCGTGATGACGGTATTCGTGACAACAATTGAACCTTCCATTTTCGCGGCATCACCAACCGTAAGGGCATTGGGAGTCAGCGAGCGGAGATAGCCCTTGATTGTCAACGTGCCCCAGTTAGGGATAGTGATGGCAATAGAGCCATTCTTGTTGATCGGGGCAGTAGCAAAGATTGAAGGATCATAATGGCAACTGAAACTGCATTCGCCAATATCCTTCAGGGTCTGCGCCATCTTGGTGCGAAATTCAGTATTACCAAGCGTAGTAATATCAATCGCGTCACCACCATCCCATGCGGGTGGGGTAATTTCAACGCCGTAGATTGTCCATGCACCACCGGCTTCGGGGGTGATAGTCATCGTAGTGCCACTAGGTTCAAAAGCGTTCTTGCCAATGTCTGACATAATGTCCTCCAAATAAACGTGTTAGCCGACAGTTATAAAGTACCACAGTTACCCTATTGCGTCAAGTAGGTTGTACCTCTTTGCGCATTACTTTCATCGGTAACGAGTACACGTATTTCCTACCCGAATCGTACATCACCATTTTGGGAGGGGATAGCGCCAATACCGATTCATAATATGAACCAGTTTTTGTAATATGTCCCTTCATGGTTTCCAGTACCTTACGAAACGCATCCAACTTGAGAAACACATCACCGGGAATAGGTCCGCGTGCTTGGATGTCTACGTAGTCATGTTCAAAGGCTACACCATCAAGCCTGCGCTCGTATGAACCCCCGCGAGCATCATTGAATATGATGGCATCGAAGGTTTGCTCATCGTTGAACCCCTGCCCAAAGAACAGAGTTTCACCCGCCTTACCAAGCTTTTTACTTTGGCAGAATTCCATCAATTCTTCGGCACAACTACGCATTACATGCCCCCTAATGCCATATCCAATGGGTGAATATCCCCACCTCCAGTACCTGCACCTATAGGGGAATCCAAACCAATGGCCATACCTGATTTGACAAAACGAAATGCGCGGGCACCAACCTGCGTGTTAAAATCCAACCCAGCACTATGACCTCGCTTGGCAATACCCATAGCGACAACCATAGCCTTGTTGAACGCATCCCTTACGGTGTCATGGGAAGCTTGCTCACTGTCCTCTGTAGCCCGTTGCATATAGTGAGGGCCTTGTGGTGGCCCCTGCCTGGCACCGAACACCGTACCCCCTAAGTTAGTGCGCGCTTTATTGCCAGCACCATAGGAAGGGTGTACATCCATCTCAACAAAATGGGCATACGGGGTATCTGCCATAACCGTGTAAGCTAGACTGTTAGACCCACCAACAGGGATGGCCTCAATACTATCATGCAAGTTATTCGTTTCCAGACCATGCGGGACATAGGATTTAGCAAGGTTTTCAATACGCTCCGCGTTATCCTTCAGTGCCCCCTTGAGTCCTGTTCTAACGGTTGAGGGCATACTGACTAGGCGGGTATAGGCGGCATCCCACCCCATATTCATAATGCTTATGCGAATCTGGCTACGCTTCAGTAGGCTTTGCTGGATACCTCTAGTGAAAAGGTTTCCGCGCCCCTTAAACGGTATATTCCCCTCGTATGGAAGAAACTTAGCCATTATCGCCCTAGAGTTACTACATGCAGCGTTTGATCGTAGCTTTCCAAATCCTTCTGCTTCAACGTCGCATAACGCTCAGCTTTCTTAACAATACCAACACCGGGAATAGATAGAGGGTCAGTGGAATCAAATTTTAAATCGGCCAACTTGCCGTAAAGAAGTGCATCACCCAGTGTAACTTCGCGGTCTATGATGACTTCCGCTGTAACATGGTAAGAAACCCCGTGTTCATCAAAATTATGTCCAGTAACATCATCCCAACGGCACTTGATCTCAACAGGCGTCTCATAGGTAAAGTACCCTCTGCCACTATCCCCCAACCTACGCCATAGTATAGCTGGGTGTTTCCTACTTTTCTTGATAATCCTCATGCCGGAATACTCCCCAGCCAGCTAATGGATATACGCTTCGTTGCCAACATCCCGCCGCTAAGCAGTAATGCCTGCTGCCCATACTTTGTAAAGTTCAAACCAAGGCCCACCTTGTACTGGAACGACTCATTGACCTTCCCACCAATACCTTCAGATGCAGTTACAGGATAGGTTAGAGCAGCAAAGTGCGCTGCAAGATAAAGCTCAATAAGAGCAAGCCTATCTGCTCCATAACCAGCATTCAACAGTTCTTCGTAGACTATCGTATGCGCCGAACTAATAAAGATGTCTGTAGAAACATCTTCATATCCTTCTAGTTCAATACAAATCTTACGCAGGTTCAAATCCGTAATCAGTGGTGTAGTGCTATCCATTCTTACCTCCAATAAATTCTGAAAGACGTTGCGCTGCGGTCAGTCTAGCCTGCCTTGTGACATTGTATAGCTCCTTGTCCCTGCTCATCGACTCAGACTCTTGCAAAGGAGTATATTTCATACCACACTGTATATTAACCAATCTTTCAACTTCCGTCAAGATGCTTGCGTTCCATCGGTAGCCATAGATAGGAGTTTCAAAGATAGGACAGCAGTAGTACCCCAATACATGAAACGTTTTCACCGGCATGAACAATCCTGTGCAGTTCTGGTCGTTCACTTGTACCGATAGCACCCCACCTATTATCTTGTCTTGCCTATCAACCGCAGCGATTGCCCGTTTACCCCAGTCCTTATCTCCATCGAGAATGTCAACGATGTCGGAAACGTACAGCAGGTAATCACCAATGGCACGGGCGGCAAGGATGTTTATGAGGTTCACTACCGACAAGTCAGGTACAATCATTGTCCTGATACCATGCTTTGCCGTGTATTCCCTGTACCATTCTAGCGTATTATCCCCATTCAGCAGTGTGCACAGGAATTCATGCTTAACCCCAATAGTGGCAGAAATGTTTTCATGCTGTCTTTGGAACAACTCTGTGTTCTGATACGGTGTAAGGAATATGCTAATCATGTCACACCAAAAAAGGGGGTGTGCCCCGCCATGCCACGGAACACACCCCCAGGAACCCCCACCACACACATCCATTAGGTCAAGGTTGCTTTAACGATACCCGTTTCGCCGCCTGCATCCTTACGGATAAGGGGCACGTAGATACCAGCAACCTTGTGCTCGTTTACCCATCCACCGTAGGTACTCCACTCGAAGTCCCGGAACTCCATGCCACGGATAATAGCAATACATTCCTTGGTAGGCTCCAGCATAACAACGCGATACTTATTAAAAGCATCCTTGCCCATGAAGTCACTGTAGTTGATGGATTCAAGCATACCCGTTTCCATCAGACGCTGAGCAATCGTCTTTGGATAGCCGGTAGCATAATCACGCGCAAGAGCGCCCTGATAAGCCTGCGGGAGCCAAAGAGCAAACGGCCCATACCGCTTGTTATCGTTCAGCTTCTGCACCATGCCCAGAACGTCAGCCAGAATCTCGTCACCTGTGGTAGCCGCAGCCGCCCAATCCTTCGTGTATAAGGTGCTCGTCGCCGTGAGCGCCTCAACATTCGGGCTGTCCAGAAGACCGTAGAGGATGTCCCCGCCGAACTTCAGGCTCTTGGCACCGTTAACCGTCATGTTCTCCGCATACTCAGCCACAACACGCGCCGTCTCAGCGGTGAAGTAACTATCCATCGGCATACCCTTACGGCGGCTCTCCTCAAGGAAACGAAGATTAAGACGCCAGTTCTTGCTGATGATGGGCAGCGGAACGGAAGCCGAGCTATACTCAACGCGATCCGTATCACCCTGCTTCAGGCCGTCCATCGAAAGGTCGGCACCAACAAGTCCGGTCAGGTTCTGCCACTCGTACTGAGTAACACCAAGCCCATTCGGAATGTCAATAACACAGCCCTTGCTGATTAGCCAGTTGACAAAAGCCATCCGCTTGTTGCGGGCGGTGTTAATGGCCTCATCAATCATCTTCCACTCATCCTTGAACAGAGTAGAAGTGTTAGCCGCGCCAACAAGCTGTGCCTCATGCTTGGGTGTGCCATCATCGTTCACCCCAGTAACGCGGGTGATGTATGCCAAATCCTTACGCTTATCGCCACGATAGGGGCGGGAGGCGTTGACATCAAAGGCACTAAACTCCCCGACCTGCGGAACGTTTGCCTCGTCAAGATTGACCATAAAAGGTTTGAAACTCATAGCTAATTCTCCTTACTGACTATTGACAAAATCACACGCGAAGCACGCGAACAACCAGACGGGTATCGGCGTCGGTACCCGCAACAGCCGTTTCCGCACGGAACAGGGTCTGCGCTGTGTCGCCAGGGCCACCAGAGTTAGCAATAACCTTGCCATCCGTGTGGGGCGAAAGCAGGGCACCTACAGCAACCGCCGTAGCAGGCTGACCGTATACCACATACTTTTCGCCAACCTGCAAGAACTTCACGCGGATATAATCACCAATGGCAATCGTATCGTCGATGGTCTTACCCTGAAGGTCATCCTCAAAGATGATGCAAGGAGGATAGTTAACATCGCTGTTCAGGCGATACTTCGGAAGTGCAACAGCATCTTCCCCTGTGGTAAGCCCGCCGTCATACTGGGCAACCAGCATACCGGGCTTCGTGGTGGTCGAGGGCGTAGCATCATCAAACTGCCCATCTTCCCATACTTCGGTAAAAGACCGAACAATGATCGACTTATTATCAACTGCCATAACTAGCTCCTTTACCCAATGTAGGGAGTTTCCTTAACTGCCTGATTAGCAACTGTGCCACCAGGGCCACCCAAACCTGACATATCAACCTTGGCTTGGGTAGTACCGGCCAAAGCTGCAATCTTCTTAAGCTGTGCATAAGGCATAGCCTTCAGCTCATCCTCGGTAAATCCTGCTTCACTATTTGCCATAATCTTAGCAACAGCTTCCTGCTTGCTGGCGGCCAACAGGGCCAGCGCCTCAGCCTGCTCGGCGTTTACTTCGGGAGTAGCAGCTTCGGGCACAACTTCTGGAACAACGGGGGTATCAACAACAGCACCCTCAGCAGGCTTCTCAGGGGCAGCATTGCCAGCGGCTTCCGGCTTCACAACAGGCTTATCCTCAACATTTTTCACTGCGTCCATGTTAGCTCCTAACGTGCTAATGGGTGGGTATTCAATCTTCTGGAAAACCTCAACACCCTCACCCAATGTCAGAGTACCAGTTTCCTTATCAAAAGTATAGTCGTAAGCGAACAATCCAGCGGAGTCTTTATACACCACAACAGATGCATCAAAGATTTCCTCAATATAGAAGTATCCCGATGCCATCTTTGCTTGCAGCGCCTGACGAATCAACCTGCTACGCTCACGGAAAGTAACTTCGTTTGTACCTAGCATGACATTCACCCTCGGAAAACCAGCCCCATCAGCAACAGAGCAAGCACCTACCTCATTTGGAAGCAGTGCAAGATGGTCAGGAAGGTGGTTAACAGCCTTGCCCTTGTACTTCTTGCCACTATGTACGCCTTCCTCCGTAACAAGATCAAGGAACAGACCAGTGGAAACCTCTAGGGTCTTCTCATTGGTAATAGCATCACGTACATCGGTAAACTTGTCCAACTTGGAAGCCTCCAGCCATACATTAGCAGTCAGCTTGTTGTCGGTATCCCTGTAGTATGCATCAAAGATAAACCCAATCTGATTATCCTCTAGTACTTTGGGGTCATTGGCGGTAATGAAGGCACCATCATCAGACTTGGGATGCCCAACCGTTACAGGGCGACCATTCCAACCAGGGACAGCACGCTTCAACTCCTCCTTGGAATACATTAACCCGTTCATAACCATTTCTTTAGCCATGACAACGGAACCAGTCAGATATGACTTGCCATCAAGGGTCTTCAGCTTCAGTCCCTCACTGTTCATACCCGCTGTTTTTAATGCCACAAACTGCGCCATAGTATCCCTCTTTGTTTAATAACTTATCAAACTACTGAAAAATAGTCAACCATCAAGTATCGACGGATTCGCCGCTTGAACTGAGGGGTTTGTTTGGTGCCTTCTTTACCTGCAATTCCGACTGCAATTTCCTGAATTTTTCCTCATTAAACCCGGACGCAAGTTGTGCGGCCTCTTCAGTACTATACCGCCACACGTTCACCAAATAATCCTTAAATGAAACAATGGCGTACAACCCAGATGTAGCAAATGTCATCAAGGCATTTGTAAAGTTTACGGCGGACTCACTTACATCTTTATCCGCTGGAATAGATAGTGGTTTCCACAAAACACTGTAATCAGGGCCATTGACTGGGCCTGTGATGATACGCCCCCTAACACAGAAATCAATAAACGGTCGTAGGATAAAGGGTTCAGCAATATTATTACGGCGAATAGCAATTTGCTGCGCCCATGTTTCCGCATCCTGAATAGAGGCAAGTTTACCTACTTCACTGCCAGACAAGATGCGCTTGGGGATACGGGAAGCAATGGAGATAACTGTCAACTGAACTTCCAGATGGTCTTTCGGGCTGGCAATTGTCGGACTAAGCTGATTTGCCTTGACTCCCCTGAGCAGCATGGCCCTATCCAAACCCATAAAATACTTTTGGATGTCGTCTTTCATCTGCTTGCGGTCATCAGGAGCAATCTGG